GACGTCCCGCAGCCTGACTGTCTTCTCTAAGCGTTGTATCAAAAATTTTTGAGTATTCTTCGCTATCAATTAGTGTTTTTGCCTTACGACCAAACCTTACAGCAAGTTCTCCGGTGTGAGTTGCTTGTATGATTTTGAGTTTTGGATTACGGCCCACCATCCACGCTGGAAGAAGATAAGATGCAAACTCTGACTTAGTATGTCTAGGTGGCATGTTGACAATTAATCTATTTATTTTTCCTGTAGCAAGGTCATTAAATTTTTGAGCAATAACTCTGTGATGTGCACCTTCTATAAACTCGGGCCAAACAGCTTTTGTAAATGACATAAAATCATTTTTTGCTTTTCGCTGAATTTTTTTTTCAGCGTGCATAACTTTAAATCTTTTGTACTGGGCACGAACTTCGGAAGGTAACTTATTTATATCTATATTTTGTTTCATAAAAATTTTTTAAAAATTTTTTGCACCTTTTTAACAGTGGAAAAGTATTATACCACCCTTATCTGTCTAAAACAAGCAATACAACCTAGAGTAGTGGGACCCCTTTTTATTTAGGGGTGATTGCTTTTTTTTAACGCAACTTTTTTAGGATGTGTATTGGTACCTCTATTAGATATATTTATTGTAGATGTGTGTAGGCGCGTTAGCGCCTACACAGATAGAGTTAGTTAGCCCAAGTATTGAGCGCGTCTTTTTTTATTAGAATTGCGGGACCAACAACAAAGTCTTTACGACCTGTAACATAGTTGTCGTTATCAAATGTTGCTCTCCACAATGCTGTTGCCTCTGGGTTTAAAGGTAAGCCAATTAACTTACCCTCTTCATTAAGTAGTAATAAATCTCCATTCGGAAACTCTACACACTCAACCATGCCGCCTACAAACTTTGATACCTCTTTGTATTGTGGCTCATCTTTTTTATTCTCGATGATTTTAAACTCAGATGCTTTTGTGTTTATTTCTGTTTTTGTCATATCTTGGATAATATAGGAGAGATTAATCATTGTCAACACTATTAATTGTAGTTCTTGTTGCTTGATATGGTATTCGCTCACTGCCATTTTCTGTCCATTTATATCTATAACTCTCGTACTTTTCTTTTTCAACTTTGATCGGTGTTTCAAGTGCCTCGCGCCTTGGGGCTATTGCAACGATTGATTGTAAGTGAGTTCTAATATATTCCATTAAACAATTTTGATTACAGAAATAATTAAACATACTATATCGCTCGTAATTTCTATAATTACTATCTTGTTTAATCTTAATAGTTCTTAAAACCTTATTACCCTTACTACCTCGCACTCTTGATTGTGTGTGTTGAGTATGGCAGCTTGGTCCGTGACACCAATTATAATTACCTGTCATATCTTCTTAACCTCTCGTTTTGATTTCTACCTTCCATTTGTGGAAACATAAAAAACCATTTAGCTGTAAAAAATCCTGCAATTATTAATCCTAAAGTCATATCAAAATGAATTGCAATAATTATACCTAAAAAGATTACTGCAAAGTGTAATGCAAAATAAATCGCTCTCAACATTAGTACCTCACTTTCCAACTTTGATTTGCAGTTCTATATCCGTGTGCGTCTAGATCATAATAAACATAATAAGGTACACCTTTTTTAGATGTTCCATATCTGCTTTTGTCATCGTGTTTGCCCTGTCTTGTTATGTGCTTTTTGTGCTTGTTAGCCCAATAAGTTATATAAAATGTTTTAGTCATTTATTTCTCCTGTATAAGTTAATGACCTATCCTATCATTGATAGGATAGGTCGTCAAGTGTTAATTTACACTTTCATTTTGTTGCTCGTACAACAATCTTTCGGCTATTTTTTCCTCTCTTGTTTTCTCTTTTTTGTTTTTCATTCCCTTAATTCTATCAGCTAGATTTTTAGGATTATAGATTGTTAGCCCTGTACTATTAGTTCTAACAATTTCTGCGTCAGTAATTGCAAGTCCAAGTTCGTTGGCTAACTCAATCGCTTCGTCAAGATATTTATAACCTTTAAGACCTATTTTAATTTCTTTCATTTGGTCTAAAACAGATTTTATCCATTTATGATGTGCAATAACAAATTGACCTTTAAGTCTTTTCCATTCTATTAAAAATCTAAACTCTTGTTCATTACAAGCTATTGACCTGTCCCTGCAATAATCTCTACCAATTAAATCTAATTGATATTTTTCATTCCATTCTTTGCCATAACCTTTGTCATCATCACCAAGATATTTATTGTTGTTGTCAACATATTTTGTTTTGTGTGGGTTGTGGTCTTTGCCCTCTTGTTCAATCAAAATATCTGGGTTGCAATCTTCTTGTGCTTTTAGTTCATCACGAAACAAAGCATAACCATATTCATTGTAATTATTACTATAAGAAGAATTGTTTTCAGTATCTATTGAACCATTTAATCTAAAGTCAAAATGTTTTTCAATAGCTTTTTTTTCCATAATAACATTGTTATCATAATCTCTATCTTCAACTTCTCCCATATAATGAAAATGGAAACAACTATCTTTTGCAATAGTAGAAACATTTTCAAATTTATTTTGAAGATAATATGCTTTCTCTACATCTTCGTCTGTATAATGTCGCCTTACTATTGTTTCAGCAACTTTCCACGCATTGTCGTTTATGTCAATCTGATTTGCTTTCAGTTCGTCATACTTTTGTTTTTCAATAGTATCTTCTTGTTCCAAGTGTACTCTCATTCTATTTGCTATCTTGTTCCGATACTCTTGATTTAGTCTTATTCTAGTCATTGTTTTTTTCTCCTTTATGTTTTTTTGCATAAAGAATAAATATCACTTGACAATAGGATAGTCAAGCATTATATTTGATTAACTTAATTATATGTCATTAAAGAGTTAACCGATAATAATTAAGTTGGGACAACTTCTGGTTGTATTACTTGAATTCTACAACCAGAACTGATCCCTGATCCATTGTTCTAAACACCCTGCGCTAAAGGTTAGCAAGTGCAATGGATCTGGGATCAGTGTTGTAGCTGTGGGAATTAACCCACTATAGTTCAGGTCGCGATTCATATCTGGATGGCCCGGTACTTCTGCAGAGAGAAAGGCCCGCCTGCGCAGGACAACAACTGATCCCTGATCCAATTGTCCAGGTATTCTAGACACGCTGAAATTGGATCTGGGATCAGTCCACAAACTCGCTGGAGACGAAACCAGTGGGACTGGTCCTGTTTGTGTTGCTGGGCTGGGCCCGCCTTTTGGCATGAGACCAGTTCCGGCACAAGCGACAAGCTTCAAGCTTCAAGCTTGACAAAGGATCCTGGAGATGATAGGATGCATTTAGAAAGGAATAAATATGGACACAACACAATTGAAAAGAATAGCAGACGCTCTGGAAGAGATTCTGCGACTAGTGAAAGAGGACATGAAAAAGTATGAAAAAATCAAACACTAATAAATATACAATACAAATGGACTTTGAAGGCATGCAGGAAGCATTGCAGCCCTACGATGGCCTGATCATAGAAGCAGACAGCGAAGCTGAAGCAGAAAAGATTATATTAAAAAAAATAAAAGATGATTGCGTTAGCCCGCTACCATACTTTGGGATCTCTGAAGATGAGTAGGAACCCCGGATCTCAGAGCCTGCAGGCCCTGATACATCACTGGAGATGGTTAGAAGCCAATGGATATAAAAAGGAAGCTGCAAGCTGCAAGCGTCAAGCAGCAAGCTTGACAAGAAAATTATATCCAGTTATAACATCCTATAAATTAAAGGAGAAATTATGAAAACAGAAGAAGCTCTTAAAATTATAGGAGGCAGTCTAAGCAAGCCTTCAAAAATGCCTGGCTGGTCAATAGGTTTACCTGCCAAGGAATGCAAAACAGGCTCCAAGCTCCAAGCTGTTAAGGGCTCAGTGTGTTATGATTGTTATGCGCTCAAAGGTTGTTACGTCTTCAAGGTTGTCCAGGATGCCCAGTACCGCCGGCTGGCAGCCATCAAGGACCCAGCCTGGGTCCAGGCAATGGCTCACCTGATCAATAGCAAAAAGCCAGATGTATTCAGGTGGCATGACAGCGGCGACGTCCAGGATCTGGACCACCTAAACAAAATTTACAATGTCTGCAGGTTAACACCTACAAAGCGTCACTGGTTGCCAACACGTGAAGCATGGATCAAGGACCACCTGACAGACAAGCCTACAAATTTAGTCATACGATTTAGCGCGCCAATGATGGACCAATTGGCGCCTGCTTCGTGGCCTAACTCTTCAAGCGTCATTACCAAGGACCAGCCCTGGTTTGGTGCAACGTCAATTGTTTGTCCGAGCTCAAAGCAAGGGAATCAGTGTTTAGATTGTAGACAATGCTGGAATCCTGATATAAAAAATATATCATACAAAGCACATTAACATGTTTAGACACCCAAAATATTATAAAGAATTACGCAAGCTACGTAATAAACTGGATCAGGCCATTAGCGACGAAGCTTCGACGGAAGCGACAAGCGTGCGTCCTGGTCCGGGCCCCAAGCAACAAGCTCCAAGCAGCAACAAGGAACAAGCTTCAAGCACCAAGCTTCAAGCTTTCGAACCAACCCGTTCAATCGCCAAGCGACAAGCGTCCCAATCAGAGTAACAAGCTTCAAGCTTCAAGCCTGAAGTTACAAGCTCTTCTATCTTTGAACCATGGTACATGGATATTGGAGAAGTTTTAGGGGGTAAAGGACCAAGGGCCTTTACCATTCTCCC